TTGACCTAAGATGCAACTTTATGAGTCGGGCAGATGGTCTTTCTAACACAAAGTAAAAATTAATCTAATAAAATCTAATGTCTTTTTCTAATCTAAAAAAACAATCCTCACTTGGTTCTCTGACAGCAAAACTTGTTAGTCAGGTGGAAAAAATGAACAAAGGTTCAAACGGTGTAGATGATCGTTTATGGAAACCAGAAGTAGATAAAGCAGGTAACGGTTACGCAGTAATCAGATTTCTCCCTGCACCAGACGGCGAAGATTTGCCTTGGGCAAAACTTTACACTCACGCTTTTCAAGCATCTGGTGGTTGGTATATTGAGAACTCATTAACAACACTTGGTCAAAAGGATCCAGTATCAGAGTATAACTCACAACTCTGGAACTCAGGTGTTGATTCCGATAAGGAAGTCGCAAGAAAACAGAAACGTAAGTTATCTTATTATAGTAACGTTTATGTTGTTAAAGACCCTTCAAACCCATCGAATGAAGGTAAAGTATTCTTGTTTAGGTACGGAAAGAAAATCTTTGATAAGATAACTGCTGCGATGCAACCTGAGTTTGAAGATGAACAAGCAATCAATCCATTTGATTTTTGGGCTGGCGCAAACTTCAAGATCAAAATCAAAAAGGTTGCTGGATATTGGAACTATGACTCATCTGAGTTTGCTGCTCCTGCTCCACTTCTAGATGATGACGATGCAATGGAGGCAGTTTGGAAACAAGAATTCTCACTTTCTGAGATTGTTGCTCCAGATCAGTTCAAATCATATGAAGATCTCAAGAAGAGACTTGATTATGTTCTTGGTCTAACTGTCGCACCTAAGAGACAAGACCCCGAAGTTATTGATGAAGATAATAACTTAGAGGATCTAAGTGAAGGTCGTGCTGTTGTTGACACAACTCCATCCTCTGTTAACACTGATGAGGATGAAGAAGATGCACTCAGTTATTTTGCAAAATTAGCTGAAAATTAGAAAATACCCCGAAAAAATTTTCGGGCCATTTTTTACGCCAGAGGTCGCTCAAAGTGACCTCTTTTTTTATGGCGAAATTATGCGTGGATTTTCTGTTTTTTTCAAATCATCACTTATATATTGACTTGATTCTTGATAAGTCATAATATCACTAAAGTTTTCTAAAAATAAACCCAAATATTCAGTTTTTAAAATATTAATATTTCTTTTTGCATCATTCAAATTAGTTTCATGTTCTAAAAATGTGACTTGTTTTATTTTAGATTCAGTTCTCAAAACACCGTTATCAATAAATGTGATAGAATGTCCATTTGGGACTCTTAAACCCTCTGGCTGTATTAATTGTCCATTTGAATTTCTTAAAACTTGAGTCTCATAATGATGAACGTTTGATAACTCTTGAGATGTATATTTTGAATTCAAATAAGTTAAAAAATCTCGATTTGACATTGGCCACTCATCTCTGACATGAACAATGTTGTTTGTTGTCAAGATAACCCAGTCTAATCCAGAGTCTTTGTAAAAATCATATGCTACTTGATCAGCTCTTTCATCCCCCTCTATAGAATATTTTGTGAAAGCTGTAACTTCATCAAAAATGTCATCACGCAAGACAACTCTTTTAAATATATTTTTTACAATTTTATAATCGTACGCAGATGTTCGATCATTAGCCAATGATGGATAATCGAGGTCTGGAAGTTGACGAAAATAACTATTTGGTGATCCTGAGTATGTCATAATTAGTAACCTACACTGTCTTCTGGAGTCTCTTCATGATCTTGTTGATAAAGTGGTCTAAGTTCAGTAAAGTTAAGATCCATCTTAACTGAAACAGGTTGTGAATCACGATATGCAGACCAATATCCACTTGGAGCATAATCAACGTTCATAGTTGTTAATGCAAGACCGCCTGGGCTGAATTGGTTTACATTTTTTATAAAATCATTATCTTGACTACCATTTTTATATTGTAAAGTGAATACATCAGGATTTTCTAAAAATACTGTATTATTGAATTTTGGAGCCAGACCCATTTTTAGAAATTTGATTATTTTTCTAATTTCTTTACCTTCTTCCTCACTCCTTGCAACCATTTGGAAAGAGAAAGCAAAATCTCGAATTACAGGCCCTTGAAATAGAATTTCTGCATTGGGATTTAAAACTTTACCACCAGTTCTTGCTAAAAATGTATCGGTATCAATCTCAGTTCCAGCCATGTTTGATGCCATATTTGCTAAAGTCTGAGCATAAGTTGCTTGACCAAATGTTGTTACTCTTCCAAAAATATCAACATCGCCAGGTCTACCAGCAGCCATTTTTGCTCTTCTGTCTTCAAATCTCTGTTGAGCATCTTTTCCTATCAATCTTCCGCCAAAAGTTGCAGCATTAGCAACACCAAGAGCTGCTAATCCACTGACTGTTAACTCACTTTTTCCCCATTCTGCACCATTTACATCAGTCGGTTTAGGCATTGGTAGTATAATACTACCTTTAATTTTACTGCCTATTACACTATCACCCGCTACGTTATGACTTCTTAGTCCATAAAGAGATGTTTGTTTTCTTCTTGGTTTACTTTGGTTAATATCTGGTCTAACGTAGTTATATCTTGTAATTTTAAAATGATCTTGTTCAAGGTCTATATCAAGTGGATATGCCATTAAATCACTTGATCCTCCAGTTTTTGTTTTCTTATAAGCTGAACCAGTTTTAGGAACTGTAAATGCGATTGAGTCGTTATTTAATGTGTTATCCTCTAAAAATTGTGCATTATTTTCTTTTTTCTCTTCTCTCTCATGTTGTGCTATGAGAATATCTGTATTAACATCGATTATATCTTCATACGCATCTATATTTCCTTTAAACTTATTAATATTGTATGCTTCTAGAGCATCATCACTATCCTGTAAATCTTCAAACGCTTGACTTTGGGGATCAAGAGACTTACCATCTTTTTTAATACCAATTAATTTGCCATCATCACCAAACTCAAAAGATACTTTTGAATCATCATCCTGTTTATAAATCTTGCTTTTTGCCATTAGTTTGTATTGTAAACTCGACTTCGTGGAACAGGCATTCCTCTCATGTCAATGAATCTTTCAGTCGGTAGTTGTGCGACATCCGACCACTCAGTATTTGGAATACGATATGGTGTTCCTCTCACGCCAGTATAAAGATATTTATGTAGAGTTCGAGGAGGAACTGCAACTGCACCTTGAGCAGAGTTATTTAGTAAGCTTATTGCTAATTCGTCTCTTTGATTTAAACGAACATAATGTAGATTACAACCAAAGAATCCACCTGTTCTCATTTCAATTATATATGTGAGTGGATACATGTCGTAGTATGGTTGTTTTGTTTGTGCTTGATATGTGAAAAAATATAATTCACCAGGCGCAAACCCAGCAGTATCTGCATAATCAGTTTCAAAGTTTGTATCTCCAAGTTCCTCAAGTAATTGAATACGAAAAAATTCTTCGCTGACTTGACCAGTGACTTTATTTAATATGTTTTGAAGAATACTCATCGAATTCCTAATTCTTTTTCAGTCATGATTTTAAACTCTAACTTACGATCTTCACAAAACTCTCTTGCTGCCTTCCACTTTGCTTGATTTTTCACATATGTCATTGATTCATTTATCATTGTTTTTCTTGATTTACCTTTTGTAGCCTTTGGTTGCAACGTTTCCTTCATCGGTTTAACTTCTATCACCGATCTACGAATGTTGTTGTCTTTGTCCTTGTATTTAATAAAAAAGTCAGGAAAATATCTACGAACACGATTTGTTGTTGGATCTAAATAAGGAATCCAGAATTCTTCAGATGCCCACTCAAGTATATTTTCGTTCAAATCGCAGTAATTCATGAATTTTCTTTCCCATAAAGACCTATAAATAATATTTTGAGAGTCTCCCTTATACTTTTTAGGATTAGAAGGCCTATATATCCCTTTATAGCTCATATATAGTAATAACAACTTAAATTTATTTATTGTGTCAGATAATAGTTTATTTCCAAGAAGATCAGATATTTTTCAGAAGGGTGTATTAGACGCCAGAGATAGTGTTGCACGCCCATCTCTAGACACTTTTTATCAAGTTGTTTTTTCTTTCGGAAAATACCAAAGATGGTTGAGAGAAATGAATTATGAGGATAAAAAAAGATCTCAGGGAAAAGATTTTCAAGAAAAGATGTCAATATTATGCACAGAAGCGGAACTTCCAGGCACACAATATCAATCAACTCTCGCAGTCGGTCATCATCAGGGTATTCAAGAAGAGTTTCCATATCTTAGAACTTTTCCACCTCTTAACCTCACTTTTTATTGTGATGCA